CCGGGAACAACTACGTTCTAAACTTGGTAACACCCATACGGAATGTATCACGTGTAGAACTCATGTTTGCAAAGGTCCCCAACACAATGTACAATCTTAACACCCCTAGATTCCTGACATATTCAAATGCGGTATCGTCATCCAATCTCTACTTGCCATCAGGCTTCTATTCCGCTGATCAGCTTTCGAACACTCTGACGGTTTCCAAGAATGTACCGACACTGACAACGAATGTACTGCCTGCGGAGGGGAAGCTTCTGTTCATTTCAACAGACTCCACCTTTTCACTGACCCCACTGACTGCAGAGGCAACCAGGCTGACGGGAATCACAGGAACTCTGAACTCGGCTGCAGCCTCCACCTTTCCAGAATATGCAAACAATACAGTTTTTAGCGGAAAGTACCTCATCAAGTCATCTAATGTTATCAACACAGCCACTAATGAGTTTGTTTTTCTGGATATCGAGGAGTTCAGGACCACTAGAACTCACGATGCTCGAAAGATTGTGACTGTCACATCCACAACACCCTCCGGGAATACTATCGTTCGGCAGACTACAGAGTCGCCAGGAGTCGAGCGAGTTTTTGCCATGTTCCCTATGGATGTGGATCCAGGCAAGTTCAAGGTGTATGACTCGAATTCTGACACGTATATGAGTGCCGACTTTCCTCAACGAGTCCCGAAAGTGGCCAAGCTGACTGTTCGGTGGCAGGATGCATCAGGTAATTTACTGGCATTCAATGGGCTTGAGCAAAACTCGTTCCTGCTCCGACTCATATGTGATGAGGTTCCAGTGACACTGGAGCGCCCGGAGGGTCTCCCTTCACCGGTTGACATTGACAAGGGTCCTGATCAGAGAAGGATGATTATCATTGCAGTTTGTGCAGTACTTCTCCTTGGTCTACTCGTAATTTCTTTCATGAAGAAGAGCACCTAGATGTCTTCGTTCCATACTGCTGTAACACCGACGAGTGGTGTTGCACCTGTTCCAAAGGCGGCGAATGAAACAGTTTCACCCGGGAAGATAGATATATCATATGGTGTCAAATCCACTACGGCTATCGAGGTTGCCGAAATAACAGTCGAAAATATCTGTTTTCCACCTGATATTGTTACGTATGATGTGGGAGCCTGGACATTACTGGATACACACGAGTTCCCTCCAGTAATTGTCACACCCTGATCAACACTTGTTCCATCTAATGGGACAAATACGGAAGGACCAACTGAGTAGTTTTTAATAAGCCGCAAGATGACAATCGTAGAAGTGTTTCCACCATTGATGGCGACAGACAATGATCGAAGGTGAACAAATGCTCGGTTAGCTATTCCATTAAGACTGGTTGCATTTCTAATGGCGAGAGCCGAGGTTAGAGTAGTATTTGGTATAGCTGTAAGATATGCATCTTCAGACTGGAGTGGCCCGAGAAAGGTTCTTATACCCTCTACAAATAGCGCAACCGACGCAGTTGAAACCTTGCAGACGGCTGTTGATGCAGCGCTATTGTATGATGCCATGATGAAATTCATAGATGGGTTGCGAAAGTTTGGTTGAGTTGCCGTATTTGCATTCTGAACAACATGTACAAGATTGAATCTACCAGTCTTCGAATTGAGTACATAAAAAAACATATTTCCGGCACCCAAATACTGGAATTTGATTTGGAAGACGTTGAGTTTTGTGGGATCTATAGTCTGACCAGAGGCTGTTCCGGCACCATTCTGCTTGTCTTTGTTCCATGTGGTTTGTGGATACCATGTATCAACTGAATGGCTTCTGTACAAGACACCGAATGATGTTCCGTTGAATCCAAAGAACAATCCATCAACTGTCCTATCTCCAATTCCAACCAGTTGAGTGTTCCCAGCCGCACCAGCTGTAAACATTCCAGTAAATCGCGCCTTGACACCTTGCCCAGCGCGATATCTCAGATATCTCACGGATGTCAGAGTCGCTGAGCTGCTCAGAGTAGCCGCAGTAGTGACATTCGCCATTCCGTTGAACCAGCCAACCTGACCACCATTTGCTAGTGTATTACTTACGAGGTTGTTGTTGATACCATATATAAAGTCCACTTGGCATGTTGGTGTATCTTGTGAAACATCTACAGCTCCAAATGCAGTTCGCGGCTCAACCATAGTAACAACAAGTGAATTGTCTCCGTTTGTTGCTACTTGCTCATATATACCACCCCCAAGTGTCTTACCCCAAACGAATGACCGAGTATCCACACAATCCGTGTAATCAGTCATAATTTCGGTAAGTCGGTTCGTCTTCACTGCGATGCGAGCCTGTGGATGGAAAATAGTCTGAATGGTGAATGAAGTCTGGGCATTCGAGTCATTTATGTACACTACTCGAAAGTACTGGCACGATGTTGTTGTATCGAGTGTGAAGCCGTTTGAAGTTGTACTATCCACTGGCGAAACCACGTTTGATATAGCTATCCAGTTGGATGGGGAACTAGTATTGGAAAATTGAACCATGATGTTACCTGTCGCGGTCGGTGGCTGAATATAGTAACTCACGCTGATTGATGCGTATTGGCTCACCTCCTCTGGTGTACCTGTAAATGTAGCACCACCCGCGAGAGGTGCAATTGTAGAGTTGGCTGGGGACACGAGCGAATTCAGAGCTGGTATGTATGTCATCTCTAATACATCTATATACTAAATTATACTCCAAACAGTCCCGGTCCACAGGATTTGGAGTGCCATATAGTTTCTATTCATTGTGATGGAGGCTGAGCCGTCACACAGATTTGGGCTCGTTGTTGAAATTGTAATTGCTGATGTACCCGCTGTTCCTGCTTCATCTTTTATGATGAAAGTCTTGCCTGCTGGGAGAGTTGACCCGAGTGGGAGTGTCACAGTTACACCTGCGCCATTCACCCCTATATATACATCTGTTGATAGAGCGCCATAGCTTGTAGATCTTCCAGTGACTATACCTCCAGTCACTGTGAGATTTGTGCAAATTATGTTACCTGTGACTGTGAGAGTAGTAAGACCTGTGATTCCGCTCAGAGTCGCCGTCCGACCAAATATGTTGGACGTCTGGACAGAGTTGGAGGTGATGCTGTCGAATGTGCTTATGCCAGGGATGGCGACATTCGAAGCCAGGGTTACTCTTCCGTACTGGTCGATCGTGACTTGGGCAACTGTCCCCGCATCACCGTACATACCCGGTGTCACACCACTCACTGGTAAACGCGCAGACAACAGAGTACCAGATGAAAGATTAGAGGCGTTGAGATTTGATAGACCAGCTCCATCACCACTAAACACAATCTGCCCTGTCGATACTACAATAGTAGACCCTTTGCAGCAGCCTCCGTTCGAAATGCTGTCAAACATCTTCTATATTACAAGTAGAAGATGTTTTACGTTCATGCAGATTCAACGAATCGTGACACGGTACAATATCCACACGGGAATTCTTATACGCTTCATCTTACAACTCCAGTACAGCAAATTACAGGTGTCGAACTTATAGCAGCCAAAGTCCCCAACTCAATTTACAACCTAACAAATGGGTCGAATATTCTGACCATAGACTCGAGTGTTAATATTTCGATACCGAATGGCTTTTACTCTGCTTGTGGACTTGCCTCGGCTCTGAGTCTAGCTTCCAACTTATCAGTCAACTTTTCACAGGATGAAGGCAAGCTGATATTTTCAAATGTTCTACCATTCACCATCCAGGCTCAGACGGATGAAATCTTGCGAATGACTGGACTCGCTCAGGGTGTACAAAGTTCGATTGTGGCATCAACCGATCCAGCTTACTTGTCTTATGGTTCACGGAGTATCATCAGATCTGTAAATGTGATGGATCTATCGACGAATGAGTTTGTATTTCTGGATATTGACGAGTTGAGGTCCGTCAGGATGATTGATTCCAAGTCTCTTGTGAGTGAGACGTATGCAGGAACAACCATTCGATCCACCTTTGGTATGATTCCTATGGATGTACCGTCTGGTGGGGTGAAAAACTTCAAGGAGCAGACAGACTACAAACTGTCCATCAAGTTTGATACACCCATCTCCAAGATTTCACGGCTCACGATTCGCTGGATTGACAAGGATGGTCAGCTCATTAACTTTCAGGGGTTTGAGAATAACGCATTTCTACTCAAATTCGAGGTGAACGAGCCCAAAGAGCCTCCACCAGAGCCAGAGCCCAATTTGACGGAGCTCGAGGTGAAGCGACTCGTCGAGTCTATGCTCCCCCCACCCATGCCCGCACCCAAGAGGAAGATTCCTCGCATCTTCCTATATCTCGTTATTATGGCTCTTTTGGGAATGGGTATCAAGGTGGTATTCTTCAAGAATAATGTAACAGTACAGTAGGCATGCCATATTCGGCGACATACAGCATAGGATATGGGATCGGTGTCACAGAATTGGTGGTAAAGTCGAATGTGTACTCATCGCAAGCTGCGCCCCTGACCAACTTTCTGGGAGGATCACTTTTGAAATCAACCCCAATCACGGTAACAAACTTTACATCGACTGGTAATTCGATCATCACCACAGGCAATATGACCATGACGGCACCCCCCAGTCAGACTGACTTTTATGGGGGGTTTACTGGTAACGTAATCAACTGTTCAGAAATCATAGGAGGTAACGTAATTGGCCAGGTTTTGTCTTTGAACAGCATCAATGTGGGCACAAACGTCATCACCACCGGTAACGTCATAGCTCTTGTTTCTATAGCCAATCGATCAAATGCATACACCAACCTCATCTCAGCCGCAAACATCTATACGGGGACATACATAGGAACGGTGACTGGCCAGTCAGTCTCAACCCTTGCATCCCTGACGGCTCTGTCCACTCTGACAGTGGGTGGGAATCTCATAGGTAATGTACTCACAACCGGTACAGTGACTGTTACTGGTCAAGTCACTGGAAATATACTTGCAGGCTCAAACACTATAACAGCCATTGCGCAAAGTGCAACCTTCAACCAGTCGGTGGGTGATATCAGAGTCTTGGGATCGAACGTAGCACCCTTCCGGACTGCTGTGGTGAATGCTGGTACACTGATTGGGAGTATGACTGGATTTTCAAACAACATCACCACTTCGGGTGACATAACAACTGGGCTAGGCTACATAGGAGCCTTCAGGGGTGATATTCTAGGGAGCGGCCAATTCATCACCAATGAGTATGTGGGCAAGGTGACTTCTTCAGTCCCTATTACTGCATCCACTGTGACTGGATCAGTGTCCGCCAACTCACTGACAGCCTACACAAACAATCTGTCTGGTGCTCAAATATCATCAAACACAGCGCTCATAGGAGAGATTAGATCGTATGCAAACTCAATCATTACTGGTGTAGTCACAGCCAGCCAGGTTTTTGTCGCAACCATGTCATTCACTGATCAGATTACAACATCTGGTAATGTCACCGCCACAACCCTCGTAGGATCCTTCACTGGATTGAACGTCATAACATCTGGAACCCTTACAAGTTCGGGTGGCAACCTTTTGGGGAGACTGATAGGTTCGAATGTTGTTACCCTGTCTGACTCGGTTGTATCAAACACAGTTACTGGTACTATAGTCACGTATGCGAATGTCATACCAG